ATATTTATACAAATGAAAATCTTGAAAGAGTTATTACTTCAGGATCTTGGCTAAATAAAAAAACCACACAGACCGAAAATTCTACAACAAACCCAGTAGATGCACTGTCTTTTACATTTAATTTTTATACAGATGACTTAACAGACCAGCCACCGTACTTGAACTATTTTAGAGTTGCTTCATATGCGTTAAACAATGATGGTGCAGATTATGTTTTAAATAACTCAAGTCCTGGCGGTAATCCAGCAAAGATATATTTAAAGTCTAATGAATGTAATATCCCAGACCTTATTGAAATGCCATTCTTTTATAATGGATACAAGTCTGGTCTTAAATTAAAAGAATCATATGCAAAGATTAGTCATGACTTTACCAGTGTTCAAAAGTTTGCACAAATAACAAATGTTTCTGGTGGAGTATATACATTAGACGATAATCCGTTTATTGTTGGAGATACAGTATCCGTTTCTGAAATTCAAGGAACACAAGGAACCACCCCATTTTCATGTGACTCAAAAGTTGTTTCAGTTTCATCTGGAAACAACATAACACTTACAGGTTATTCTCCAAATGGATCTTATGTTACAGAAGCAAATGCTACAACACAGTTACCAGACGGTACAGCAGGTGTTATGCAATTAACATCTGGAATTAGCACAGTATCCTTTATGGCTTATATTGAAAAAGGTTCAGGTTCGGGAAACTCTTTAAAGATTATAAAAGTTGGAAACAAACAATTTAGTGTGAATAATTTTTCTGGAGCAAAAACCCTTGCAGATGCTACAACATATGTTAATGGAGCAGTATATCATGCAATAGATAATCCAGTAAAAACAAATGAATGGCAAATGATAACACTTGTTTTTACAAATCCTTTCTCAATAGTTGAAGGATCACCAGTTGAAATAATTCTTGGAGACCCAGAATCTGCTTTTGTAACAAGTGTTTATATAGATCAATTAATGATATTTGATAAAAAACTTACTACAAATAATGGACTTGGTTCGCTAGATAATTTATATAATAATTTTATTGGTAATATTCCAAGTAACTTTAAGTCAACTAAATCAACAGAGGTTAAGCTAATTGATCAACAAAATGTTACAGTAGAAAACTATACCTCAGTAAAATGTGATTATTTGTTATCTTCTGGAGTTATATATAATGAATTAATTGGTGGAGCTGAAACAGAAACACTTTCAATTTCTTATGGTGCATCTAGTGGAAATGCCTTACTCACAAAAAAAGTGGCAGCTAAAGCTGTTGTTTCACAAAAAGTTATACCTGTAACAGACACAAAATATTTGATGGCTGGTTCTGTTAGAGTTGACAAAGATAACAAAACAATTCTTGGCACAGTTTCTAGTTTGGACTCAGTAAGAAACATAAGAACGGTGCAAACTTTTAAAGGTAGCTCTGGAACTATAAATCGTGAAAGAAAATCTGATGTTTGGTCAACAAAAGTAACTTTAAAGAGTGCATCAGGTGTTCAGGTTGCAGATATGGTTAAGAATAGAAATGCAACCTCAGAGAACTACTTTGATCCTGGAGCAGTAATTTCAGCTGTGAGTGGAAATGTTGTAACCATTAAGTTTGGTGTTAAAAATAAGAACTATGTTCCTCCAGCAACTAAAACTAATAGGGGCTATGGATTAATTAAAGCTGTTGGTCAAGAAGCATATTTTATTGCTGAAGAGCCATACCTAAAAATTGCAATGGTTGCTAATTTAACTTCAGAGATTGCCAAAGCAACTGATATATATTTTAGAGACAAGGTTCATTATGAAAACTTGACAGAGAGACAAAAGCTCATAATTTCTGGTGGAAAATTTATTAAGCCTGGAGAAAAAATACTAGTAATTAATGACACATCAAGCAAATATTTCTTGTATACAGTATCTGACTTAAATGATGCTACAAATATCTTATCAAGTAAAGCAGTAACTTATTCTGTAACTTTTACTAAAGAAGAATTATCAGAAAATGAAATTTATGAGTTTGGAAATAAAAAGTATCTATATTCTGATGCTAAGCTTACCCCTACAAGTGCTTCCAGTACAACAGCGGTAGGAAAAGTAACTTATAAGTCTGCACCGCAGTATGCAATAACAGAGTAAAAATGGTATCATAGTGGTATGAATAATATGAAACAAGGTGTACAGGCGGTTGAGTCAAGTGCAGAATATGGCATTTATGTCTGGATCCTGCCAAACGGAGAGCCGTTTAAAGACGATGATGGTAATACTCTAAACATTCCTTCAATGAAGCATGATATTAGAAACATGAACTTGTTAGGAAAAGCAGCAGCGTATTGGGGAAAACCAGACGGGGTAGCAAAATTTATGCCTGGAGTTGGTAGAGTAACTGATGAACAAGCAGCAGAAGATATTGGAAGAATGGCTGAGGGCTTAACCCCTTATGGAGATACAGACAACTGGAAGGAAATTTTTGCAAATGAGCGAAAGAGTGCAAGATAACGATAACCCACAAAGCCAACAGATAATTTTTGGTAGAGACATTGCTATTGATAGTTTACAGAAATCAGTAGAAATAGTTCCTACTGATGACTTTATGACACCTTCTACAGAACTTTTAAAGTATCGTGGACTTAATCAAAACTTTAAGCGTAATGCTAAAAGAAAGCTTGAAAAAGCTGGACAGGTAGGTTCTTCATCTGCAACCTATGCAACCCCAATTAATGGTTTTAGCGGTGATGACGCAGAGTCAAAGCAACTTGTTTATCTTCAATATGGCTATGGTCTTTTTGATGTTGTAGAGCCTCCATATAACTTAATCTCATTAGGTAAAACTTATGAGGTTTCAGCTGCAAACTATGCTGCTATTAATGCAAAGGTTACTAACATTGTTGGTCTTGGATATGACTTACAGTTGTCTTTAAAGGTTAAGCAGATGCTAGAAGATTTAGCAGATAATCCAGAAAAACTTAACAGAAGTAGAAAAAAGCTAGAACGTGCAAAAGCAGAAATTTTAGAGTGGCTAGATACTCGTAACGACAATGATACATTTACTGAAACACTAACAAAAGTCTACCTTGACTATGCAACAACAGGAAACGGATATATCGAAATCGGTAGAAAAACTACTGGTGAGGTTGGATATATTGGTCATATTCCTGCTGCTACAATGCGTGTTAGAAGACTTCGTGATGGGTTTGTTCAGATTGTTGGCGGTAAAGTTTCATTCTTTAAGAATTTTCACGGTGAAGAAGAAGTAATAATTCCAGTTGGAATAGATCCAAGACCAAATGAAATTATTCATCTTGCAGATTACACACCAACAAATACTTATTATGGTGTTCCTGCTATTGTTCCTGCAAAAAATGCTATGGCAGGTAATGAGTTTGCTTCAAAGTTTAACTTAGAATACTTTGAAAACAAAGCCACACCACGCTATATTTTCTGGATTAAGGGAGCAAAGCTTTCAAGAGATGCAGAATCAAAGCTATTTGAGTTTTTCCAAAACAACCTTCGTGGTCAATCACATAGAACACTTATTGTTCCTCTTCCTGGAGATGAAGCAGGTTCTAAGGTTGAAGTTAAGATGGAGCCAGTTGAAAACGGTATTCAGGACGGATCATTTGACAAATATCGTAAGTCTAATCTTCAAGAAATCCTTATGGCACACCGTGTTCCAATGACAAAGGTTGGTGCAGGTGAAGGTCTTTCACTTGCTGCTGCTAAAGAAGCAGACAAGAGCTTTAAGGAACAAGTTACTCGCCCAGCACAGGATGCTTTGGAAAAAAGAATTACTGCAATTATCTCTGAAAAGACAGATATGTTTAAGTTTAACTTTAATGAACTTACTCTTACAGATGAAGATACTCAATCTAAGATTGACGAGCGTTATCTAAGAATGCAGGTAATTCTTCCTAACGAAGTTAGGTCTAGAATGGGAATGTCTGGTATTCCTGGAGGAGATGAGCCAGTTAAACTCAACGCTCAACAGGCTGCAGAGCAAACAGCACAAGCATCTGGAAATAGATTAAGAGACCAAGAGCGTCAGAACAATCAGGCAGATGAAGGTCAAACTGGTGCAAGAAATGCACAAGGCGAAGGTAGACAACAACCGTAACAAGAAAAACACTGTATAATTAAAGTGTTATGATTAATTTACAAAAAGCATCGCTTTCTATGAATGGTAACAGCGTCAACTTGACCATGCCTATTTCTAAGATTGATGAAGAAAAGCGTATTGTTTCTGGCTTTGCAACACTTGATAATATTGATAAACAAGGCGATAGAGTGCTTCCAGAAGCATCAGAAAAAGCTTTTGCAAACTTTCGTGGTAACGTAAGATTGATGCATCAACCTATTCCAGCAGGAAAGGTTGTTTCTTTTAGATCAGACACATTTTTTGACCCAGAAACAAAGAAGCAGTACACAGGAGTTTTTGTAGATGCTTATGTTTCTAAGGGTGCTCAAGACATCTGGGAGATGGTTCTTGATGGTACACTCACTGGTTTTTCAATCGGCGGTGCAATTAAAGACACAGATAACGAACTTGATGAAGAATCAAATAAAACAGTTCGTGTTATTAAAGAATATGATTTAGTAGAACTATCACTTGTTGATTCACCTGCTAATCAGTTTGCCAATATCTTTTCTATTCAAAAAACACTAGATG